ACTCCAAGGTCGATGACCCGAAGGCAATCATGGCAGCTAACCCATCCGTCGCTGCAGGTCGCATTCAAATGGAGCAAGTTATCTCGGACTTGAAAACAATTCCAGAACACGAAGCTAGAAGATACCGACTAAATCAATTCATCGCTGGATCTACGAACTCATGGTTGCCAGGAGACATCTTCCGAGCTGCAACTGGTCGAGGAGTTACCAATCTAACTGGAGGAGTCTTTGCCGTAGACATAACTACGAACTGGGCTCACGGCACAATAGCTTATGCCAACGACATCGAGGACATCCACGAAACAGAATTAGTCATGTCTTTGGTTAGTCCTACCGAACAACAACTCTTCAATGAGCTAACATCGCTTTATAGTAAACACAGCCCGCGAGCGATAGTGCTAGATGATCGCCAGCTACCTGGTCTAGCTAAGAGACTAAAAAACTCTGGGCTTCCAGTCTGGACACTATGGGCTAAAGAAGTCTCGTCAGCATGCTCGACTGTCTTTGCTATGTTTAGCACCGGCCTCGTTAGGCATAACAGCGATCCCCTCCTGGTCGCACAAATGCCTAACGGGGTTGCTAAATACTCCGGCGAGAGTTGGTTCATAAGTCGTAAAGAATCACTCGGAGACATCGACGCAGTAATGGCAACCGTGTTCGCGTTGTATGTTTCATCACGCGCACCACACGCAACAATAGGCGTGTTCTAGTCGGTGGTCTGTGGTATCCTTGACTCCAAATGGCATCTATACTTGACAGGCTCTTAGGACGTAAGCCAGAAGTTCGCGCAGTCCAGCCAACAATCCCAACAAGACAACCTAGCATTGTCACACCTAACACAGCCCTAAGTCTTACAGCCGTCTATCGCGCTATTCAAATCATCGGAACTCCGATTAGCAAGATGACTATAAACACTTACCGATTCGCTACTGGAGTCGAGCTCAAAGTTGAGAACCCAGTTCTAGTAAACAACCCTTCACTAGATCAGAACCGCAGAGACTTTCTATTTCAGACCGTCGTAGATCTAGCTCTCCAGGGCAACGCTTACTGGTATAAACAGTATTCATCTAACGGTCAGGTAAACAACCTAACCATCCTTCCGGCTGCTTCCGTAATGCCTAGCTATCCAAAAATGTTAGACGGCACAATCGACTACTCTACAATCGTTTACGATTACATGGGTAAGCGTTACTCCAAGCGCGAGATTGAGCACCTAAGAGTATTCAGCCAGTCCGGTCAGCTTATTGGTGTTAGCCCAATTGCTTCATGCTACAAAGACATCTCCGCAGCTTTAGATCTACGCGATTACGCTTTGAACTGGTTTACCGCAGCGGGAGTTCCAACTGGAGTTCTAAAGACTAACCAAATGTTGAACAAGGCCGAGGCCGACGAAGTAACTAACAACTGGCACAACAAGCAACAGAACCGTCAAGTTGCAGTTTTAGCTAATGGCTTTGATTACCAGCAGATTGCTCTGTCACCTAGAGACGCACTATTTACCGAAGTTCAAGATCAGCAGACACAGGCAATCGCCAGGCTCTTTGGTATCCCTCCAAGATTGCTAATCACTTCTGTTCCGGGATCATCCGACACTTACACTAATTTGCAAGATGAGAACCAGGTATTCTTCCGTCACACTTTGATGGCTTACACCGACGCAATTACAGACGCACTTAGCAACTGTCTTCCTAGAGGAACCCGAGTCGAGTTCGACTTCGAGCATTTGTTCAAGGCAGATGTCGCAGCACGTTACAACTACTACCAGACCGCAATCGCAGCAGGTATTCTAACCGCCGATGAAGTCAGAACGAAAGAAGGACTAGATGTCTGAAATGATTACACGCGAGTTCCAAGCTCGTCTAGTTGAGACCGAAGAGAGAACAATCGTCGGACTTGCAGTTCCATACGGTCAAGAGATTGACCTAACTGGAAACCTAAAAGAACGCTTTGAAGCTGGAGCCATCGAGAGCGTGGAAGACGTTAAGTTATTCTATGGTCATGAAGAGCCAATCGGTAAAGTTCTAGAAGGAAGAGACACCGAAGAAGGCTATGAAATTGTAGCTAGAATCAGCGACACAGTTCGCGGAAATGAAGTTTACACTCTATTACAGGACGGCGTCCTAAATCGATTCTCGGTTGGATTCTTCCCGGTCAAAGATCGGAAGGAAGGCCAAACGATAGTTAGAGAGCTAGTGGATCTCAAAGAGGTTTCAGTAGTTCCCTTCCCAGCCTTTGAAGGCGCAAAAATAACCGAAGTCCGTAGCGAGTCGGAGACCGAAGAGGTCGAAGAGGTTGCAGAGACTCCTAATGAAACAGAAAGTGAAACAATGGAAAACATTGAACTTGACGTTCGCACCGTGCAGGACGAGGTTGCAGAATTGCGCCGAGTTATCGAAGCAGGTCAGTCCGTCGAAACAGCAGCACCATCTACACACAAATTCCGCTCACAAGGCGAGTTTGCTAAGGCTCTAGTTACCGGAGACGCTGACGCAGTTCAGCTAGCCCGTGACGCAAGCACTTCTGCAGACACCGTTGCCCTACCAGGCTTCATTGGTTACATCGACAACCTAATCGACACTAACCGCCCAACTCTATCGGCCTTCTCTCGCGCTGCACTTCCAGCTGCAGGTCTAACCGTTGAGTATGCACAGGTATCTTCTAACACTATTGCAGTTGGAGTTCAGTCCCCAGAGAACGAAGAGCTATCCTTCGGAAACCTAGTAATCGATTCAGTTTCAGCTAACGTTGTAACTTACGGTGGCTACACTTCGATGTCTAAGCAGACCATCCAGCGTTCATCCGTAAACTACCTAGACACCGCTCTACGCGCTCTATCTATTGCTTACGCGAACACAACCAACAAGGCAGTCGTAGATCTAGTTGAAGCACAGGACTACACAGGCAAGCGTTGGGACGTTTCAGCTGGAACTTCCGAGGCTCTTATCGGTGGACTAGCAGACGCTTCTTCTTACATCTTCAAGGAGACCGGACTACGCCCAGAAGCTATCATGTGTGGAACCGGAGCTTACAAGTTCCTTCTACAGGTAGCTGGCGAAGACGGCCGTCCAGTAGTGCTAGTAAACGGCGCTGGAGTAAACAACATCGGATCAGCTAACATCCCAGGTCTATCTGGTCAGCTATTCGGTCTTCCAGTAATCGTAGACCCACAGATTGCAACCAACCGTTGCTTCGTGGCTAACAGCGCAGCCATCCAGACTCTAGAGTCCGCTGGCGCACCTGTAAGACTATCTGCAGATGACATTACAACCCTTACAGATTCAATTAGCGTTTATGGATACATGGCAATCACCATGCCATTCTCCGACGCTCTAGTTGTTCTAGACATCGTTTAATAGGTCAATAAATGGCAGTGACGTTGGCAGAGTTCCAGGCTTATGTTGGAACGGATGAAGTAGACTTCCCCCAGGAATGTCTAACGTCCGGTATTGCATTAGTGACTAAATACATCGGTGCAGTGACTACCGTTCCGGTAGCACTTAACGACCAAGCGGTCTACATAACAGCCTCGGAGCTCTTCCACCGTCGTTCCGCTCCTAACGGAGTTGCTCAATTTGCTAGCTTCGATGGTGCTCCCATCCGAGTAGCCAAGGATCCAATGAACGCGGTTTACCCGTTGCTTCAAAGATACGTAGGCTATGCAGTATGAGCGAGATCAACGCGTCTAAAGTCGAGTTCAAACTTGAACTAGCGGACGCAGGGTTGAACGTTTTGGAATACATTCCGGAGCGAATAACCCCTCCAATAGTTATCATAAATTCCGCGCAGCCTTACTTGCAAACAGCACAGTTTGGCGAATGGAGTTTAGGGCTTGAAGTAGTTATGGTAGCTTCTACCGCGACTAACAAGATGGCAACGGAGAATCTAGACCAGCTCATCGAGGATGTTCTGAACGCAATCGAACCTTTGAAATACGTTCGGATAACTTCGGTAAACCAGCCTTACAATCTACAAACAAATAACGCCGAGTATCTAGCAGCGAACATGTTCGTCCAGCTAGACATCACACTTTAGAAAGGTAGCCTCATGGCCGCTTCAACAAGAATCAAAGCACAAAACATTATCTTCAAAATCGGAGCAACTGACTACGCTTGCGACGCTAACATGGTCGAGCTAACTCTAGGTGACGCACCTGGCGATGTTCAGACTTTTTGCGAAGTTCGCGTAGGCGGAGAATGGGCACTTCAACTAGACGGAATTACATCTGGCGAAGACACAAGCCTTTACCGCGTTCTGTGGGACAACTACGGCACCGAGGTTGCATTCGTAATTGCTCCTAACGGAAACACTACTCCAACCGCTGACACTCCTCACTACGAAGGTGTTGCAGTATTCAACGAGCTTCCACCTCTAAGCCTAAACAGCAACGAGACAGCTACGTTCTCTGTGACTCTTCGCGTGAAGAACACTCCTCACGATCCAGCTACTAACAAATACTTCGGAGTAGAGATCGTAACAGCAGCCTAATCATGGCCGATGGAATTAAGGTCGCTGGTCTCAATGAGGCCATACGAGCTCTTAGGGCTATTGGGGTTCCTTCCGCTGAAATAGGCGAGGCGTCTCAAGAAGCCGGAGAGATTGTAGCTAACCAAGCGCGATCCTTAGTTCCGGTCAGGACTGGAGCACTCCGGGCAACTATCAAAGCTAAAAAGATAGCTAGAAAAGTTGTAGTTAGCGCAGGCAACAATACAAAGGTTCCTTACGCTAACCCGATTCACTTCGGATGGAATTACGACAAGGTAAACCTGCAGGCTAAGAACATCAGACCAAGACCGTTCTTTAGTAATGCTTTGACAAGAACAAGGCCACAGGTCTACCAGATTTTTTTCAAGAACTTAGATAGACTGTTTCAAAAGTATTCAAACCGTAAACCATAGGAGAACGCAGAATGAGCAATTTTGATTTTGAGAGTCTAACTCTTGAAGAAGTAGAACTAATCGAGAACCTAACAAACACGGGTATCGATGACGCTTTCGGTAATGGCAAACCTAAAGGCAAAGCTTTAGCAGCTTTCGTTTGGGTAGTCCGTAAAAGGGACAACCCTAGTTACAAGATGGAAGACGCTAAAAAGCTAAGCCTCAAAGAAGCACTAGCCATGATCCAGGGTGAAGACACAAAAAAAGAATAAGAGAGCTCTCCGCTAAAAGAATGGCGGAGTTTTGCCTGGCGATGAACATGCAACCGTCGGAGTATAAGGCTCTCAAACTGAACGAGTATCTAGCGTTCATAAAGGCTTATGACAAAAGAGGTAAATAAATGGCTGGAACTCTAGCACTAAACGTTGAGATTCTAGGTGAGTTTTCAAAGCTTACCGCAGCTACTAAAGGAGCAACTGGACAGCTCCAAGGATTACAAAACACAACTAAGTCAATCGCTACTGGGATGGGCAAAGCCTTCGCAGCTATCGGTGTTGGATTCTCTCTAAACTTTCTCAAGAACGAGCTCGAGCAAGCAGGCAAGGCAGCCGTAGCAGAAGCAAAGTCAATGGAGATTCTTTCTATTGCCATGAAGAACACCGGAGCTGCAACCGGAACCACAGTAAAAGAAGCAGAAGACTCAATCAAGAAGATGTCGCTACAATCTGCCGTAGCCGATGATCAGCTTCGTCCGGCATTCCAGAAGCTATTCATAGCAACTAAGTCAGTAACAGAATCGAACAAGCTTCTTCAGGTAGCCTTGGACACCTCCGCTGCAACTGGTAAAGACCTAGACACCGTAACGCAGGCTATGGCTAGATCTCTCGAAGGTTCTGACACAGCTCTAAACAAACTTGTTCCATCCCTAAAGGGAGTTCC